GCGGCAGCGGGCGACTCAAGGGCAGGTGCTTTCAGGCATGGCTAATCGCCGCTACGGCAAGCCTGTAGCGGCTAGAGGGGGATAAGTTTGGGAATGCCTGTGGCTATTCTCGTTGCCGGCCTCCGCGGCGGCGGTTACGGCGACGGCGTCGATGCCTGCACTCGTGTTCAAGACCGGCTGTGGTTTGTTGCGCGGTTATTGGTCGCGCCCCATGATGATCGTCCTGTGCACTCCCCGGCGCAGCGTCTGGGTGTTGTGCGGGCTTTGTGTCGTGTTCTGGCCGCTGTGTGGGTTCTTGTTCTTGGTGTGGTGGCGCATCTTCCGCCTGGGCAGCTGCCGAGTCGGCAGGCTTAGGGGGTGTTTCTATGTGGCCTTCGAGTACCCAGTCTGGGGCGTCGTCGAGGGGGTCACTGAACCCATCAACGCCGATTGGCGCCGACGAGGTTAGCGGGGTTGGCGGCGGGGTGCTAACCGCCGCTTTGGGCGCGCTGCTCTTGCTCTTGTGTTTAGCAGGCGTCTGGCGCGCCGGGGCTTGGGGTTCTTGGGTGGCGATGCGTTGGGCTTGGCGTTCCTTCCGTGAAATCACGTGGATGCCGTTGTCCTGTGCGTATTGGCTGCTGTTGATAAACTCCAAGCTGGCGGCAGTGTAATAGACCTCTTCCGGCGTTGGTGGATCTTGGAGGTCTAAAACCACCCCTGCGCCGCGCTTGCTGTTACAGCCGCGGCAGGCAACAACCAATGTCTCGGGGGTGGACTCCTTATGTCCATTGAGCGAATCGTAGGTGGCGCCTCTGGCGGAGCGGCGGTCCCGCCAGTCCACGGTTTTCTTACACCACCGGCATTGGTCGCCATCCCGTACGCGAACGGTGATGAGTAGCTCGGGGTTCTGTTTGTCTTTCGCCCGGCGACGGTCGATCTCCATTTCCTCTTTCAGCCGGATATGGTAAAGCGTGGGGTCATCGACGATACGCAGCATTGGCCGCCCCTCGGGGCCTTCTTCCCGGAAGAGCAATCCCGCATTGCAAAGGTTCTCGATGACGATCTTTTCACGCCCCGGCGCTATTTGTGACACGGCACCATAACCTACCCAGTAGTCGGTAGCGTGCGCCGCCGAAATACTTACTAAGTCGGCGAGGACGCCTTTTGCTTCATTCTTCAGCAGATGGTCACCGCCGCATACCTCAAGCAGCCGAATCATCAACGGGTGAGTGGTGAGCGTGTCACCTCCCCTAAACCACATGCGCCTCTCCCCTCTCTAGCGAATAAACGTGCACAATGTAAATGAAAATATGGTTTGTCATGCCGCCCCACCCCGAGCATGCGCCCACCTGGAGCACACGGGATGACACTTATCACACAGCCCCTCCCCCACGTGCCGGAGCGGATATTTTTTACTGCGGCGACCCCTGGCCTGGATCGGCGGCTCCGCCTGCGGCAGCATTTGCTTCCCACACGCACGGCACCGCTCCTGATACAGATCCCCCTCTTTCCCGTGCTGCTGAGGAATGTCCGAGTACCTGCCAGCAACCACCCCACCCACGAGCACACCGCGGCGTTCTGCGTCAGAGAGCATGTGCTCACACGCACCCAGCAGCGGACAGGTAGCACACAATAACCTAGCCTGTTGTTGCCTGGCCAGTGCGTTTTTGACCGGTTCCCCGGGGAACGTAGGGTCCCACAGGCTGGGCCGTGTAGCTGTCGCCTGGTGCCGGGGCTGCTGGCAGATACCGAGAATCATTAGCTAGACCGCCCCACCACTCAGGTTCGGCCGGGCAGTAATCTGCCGCGGCGCCACCGGCAACGTGGCCACGTACTCGAACCCGTCAGCATCCCGCGCCGGGCCGCCGTCGGCGGCATAGGGCCTGCGGATGTCCGTTACCGTCGAATAGGATTCCACCATGCCACCCAACGGCACGTAGCAGCGCGCTAAGTAGTCACCTGGGGGCAGGCCAATGGGTGCGCAGAATGGCACCTGGGCGTACTGGATAGCGGCGCTGATGGCGTCCATCTGGGCGGCGGTAAGGACTACTGGCGAGGCAGCGTCAACACCTTGCCTGACTTCATCACGCACCCGGTCCATGACAGCAACAACGTCGGTGGGCAGCGTTGGGGCCAGCCGTGCCGCGGTGACGTCGGTAAGGTCACCGCACGTGCCGGACAGGTCTTGGAGGGTGAGTTCATTCTCCGAGACAAACAGCGCGCACTGCGCCTCGGGGGCTTTCTTGAAATCCGGCTTAAGCTTCAGTAACAGCCTGGCTGATGCGGCCGTGATCTCCACCTCGGCGTGTTCGGCGGCGACGATAGCGAAATAGGTGGGCACCACCGCTTGAATCATGTGCCGAGGGTTAGCTGCGCACACAAGCAGCCGCTCACCCCGGAACACCAGTTTGACGACGTCGAAGTCCTCAAACTTCCGACTGGCCACTTTAATCACGGCGCGGATCGCGTTGTGTAGCTCCCGGGTGAACAGGACTGCTTTTGACTTGACTGGCAGCTGGGAATAGTCAGGCATGAGCCTCTGCCTCCCGGATCCTGGCGGCGGCATGGATAGCATCCAGGTATGGCTGGTCCAGCGCCTGGGTGGCGGCATCTAGCTCATCGAACGGTACCAAATCTTTGTGCAGGGGCGCACTGTCGGTGCGCCAGGCTGCCCAAGCGTCATGAACGTCTGATAGCGTGGCAGCAGTGCACTTAGCGCGCATAAGCACCGCATAGATAAGGAATAGAGGGAACTCTTCGTCGTCCGGCCTGGCAATGTTTTTCGGCAAACACCGACAAATCAGGGCGGCGTCTTCTTCGAGGTAGGTCAGCATTTTAGGACTCCTGGAGAGCGCGGAGGGTATCAATAAGATGGGGGTTATCTTCCAAAACGCCGTAGGCGGCGGCAAGTACTTGCCCCGCCGCGGCGTGAGCGATGCTGTATGCGGCGGCGGGGATGGGCACTTCGGCGACCCGCTAGCCGTCAACGGAGTAGACGACCGCATAGGGTTCACGTTCCCCGGTAACAGGGTTGTGGGGCCAGTCAACGATCGCCCACGTTTCGCGGATGTGTAGGGCACCGATCGTATCGTCGGACGCGGCAAGTGACGTTCGCCGAATGTCAGTGGTGTTCATCAAGCACTCCTTCTTAGGTTGGGTTGGCGGGTTTTGCGTGTGCAGGTTTCCATGTGCGCCACGTACAGTCGTTCTCCCGCGATCCGGGCTTGTTCCCTGGCAACGCCGTACACGTAGTGGGCGCGGCCAAGGCTGATGCGCCAGCGACCGTCTAGGGTCGGGCAGGGGTTAAGTGGGATGTTTTTTTCGTTGGTGGTTTTTGCCCAGCGAATTTCTGCGCCGCACCAGCGGCACCATGCGCGGCTCATGCTGGCGCCTCCTGCTGCTCTGCCCACTGGAGGATCCGGGTTAGCCCCTGGCGGGGGTTTTCCTGCCGGCGGCGCTTGTACATGCCTACCCACTCCCATGCGGTAGCGATGGGCACAAACGTGCAGCGATGAATCACTGGCAGCCCATATAGGCGCATTTCGGGTAGCACCCCGAACCCTGGCACGCAGGCCACCAAATCGCCCAGGGCGATAGCAACGGGGTCGCCCGCATCAAAGCAGACAGACACCAAACGTCCTGCATACACTCGACGGGCTACTGGCCCCGCAAGAGTAACAGTCGCAGGCATCACTCTTCACCACCGTTCACGATATTGTTAACGGTTTTCAGCCTGTCAATGACCCTGCGCACGTGCGCAGCCGCGTGCTTCATGCATTTGAAGGCTTTGCCGTCATCGCCGTTTTCGAACGCTTCCCGGCATTGGTCGATCGCGGTCAACGAAGCCAACGCCGCCTGCCGGATGCTATCGACGAGTTCCGTGGGCAATCCCAGTGCCGGCGGGATCTCCGAATCCGGCTCAGCGGCGGCATCGGTGTCAATGCAGTCAGCATCAGCGCCCGTGTCAGCACCGCACCTGCCGGTTGCTGGCTCTGTAACCGGCACGGTCACTAACCACGGATCCTGGCAGCATTCCTTGGATTCCTGGGCGGCTTTGTAGGCGTCGCGTTGATCGCAGGCGTCATGCAGCGCCGCATGCAAATCGGCAGCACGCTGCTCGGCAACGACCTTCGCCGCGGTCAGGGTTTCGACTTGGGCGTGCAGGTCGTGAATGATGAGGGCGATGTCGAGGCCGCTTTCCGCCTCGGCGTTCCCCCGCTCAAGCAGCTTAGCGATCAGCTCCTGCTGCCACACCGTGGTGGAGGTCAAGCTGTCTGCAAGGCGAGATGGTAGGTCAGCGGTAGAATCCGGCATGGCGGCGTCCTTCCTGGTCGGCCACCGGATGAGCATCCATAAAATCCATCAGGTCAGTGAGTGCGATCCGGTAGGGGGCGTTGCGTCCAACAGTGGTGGCCATCGACGGCTGGGTAGCGCGCAGCACGCCCTGGCGGCAGAATTTCCTGATCTGCCATTGGGAAAAGCCGGAAAGCGTGGCGGCTTGGGCGGTGGTCAACCATTGCGGCAATTGAGGGGTAGTGATATGATTCATGTGCCTTCCTTTCAAAGGCTTTACGACGGGGGCTAGTTTTGGGAATTTGCGCTAGCCCCCGGTTTTCTGGTTTATAGGGGGTTGTTGCCGCCGCCAGCAGCGACAAGAAGCGTGCATTACGAGCAGGCGGCCCCCTCCCCGCCACCCGGCAAGGCGCCAAACACCAACCCGCCCAAGCAGCAACCAGTGGCCATAGCCGCACCAAACGACGCATCACGAACAGCGAACCCCGGCACTGCCCAACACAGAGCACATAGCCAACAGACACCCGGCCTGGCAACAGCCGCTCCCCCACAGCGCACAGACAAGACACCACCAGGCGGACAGACCAAGCATCAAGAGACACCGCGGGACGCCCAAACCAGCGCGCAATAAGGGACCACCCAAGAGAACCATCTACGGCACCACCTCCGGCAGCAACAACAGCAGCCGACACGGCAGCAGCAGGTGCCGCCTGCGCAGTTTCTTGCCGACTGGTGTTACTCCCCCGGGTACGCCGATAGACAACAACAGCTAGCGCTAGCGAACACGCAGCCATCGCCATAGACACCATCGCGGCCAGCATTCCAATAACCGAGATCATTACTAAAATTCCTTTTCTTCTGTATGTGTTAAGTGGCCCCTTCCCAGACCTTCCCCAGGCGAGGAAGGGGCCACAAGCAATAAGGGGGCGATTAGTCGCCTAGGCCGGTATTGGCCTGGTAAGTGAGCTGGAGCATCGAGCACAGCCGGGGGAATAATCCAAGATCAATATGAATCTGTGCCCCGGCGCTATCCTGAAGATCCGCACCGGTGGGCCCTAGCTCGATGAACAACCCATCCAGCTCGCCCGAGAAAACAAACGCGCTAGGCATCAACAGCCACCTCCTGGGCAGCGCTCGGATCTTCCGGGGCGAACAAGCTCATCATCGCTGGGAACTGGAACCGCTGAACCCGGAAAAGGAACTCGCCTTCGTCGTAGAAGCGAACTGTTCCGCCGTCTCGGACCGCGTACAGGCCGTCGCCAATATTGCAGAACCGGTCCGTCATCGGCGGCACCCCGGCATGCTGGTACCAGGCGTCTTGCAAAGCGTCGATGAGTCGCATAATCGAACCCGCATCAACCTGCACGACGCCAACCCCATCCTGGGCCAACTCCACCCCGGCGCCAGTGATCGTCACCTGGAGGTCATCAATCTTCCGGCTAGGCACGGGACTCCACCTCCTGCCGCAGCGCATGCTGCAACACCGTGATATTCCCATGCGCGACCTCAGGCTGGGTGCTATCTGCAGTACACAACCCCAGCAGCATGAACTCCGACACATGAGGAACCCTGGTATCCCCAGTACCGCCGCCTACGATCAAAACATCAACCAACCCCTCATCAATCAGCGTTGTGAGGGCTTCCGCTACCGGCCGTAGCTCGGCAAGCGAAGGCTCGCGCTTCACACGAACCACAACATCCAAATTCTTCATTTTCTTCTTTTCTTCCTTGCTTTACGACGACCCCAGCGACTAAGCAGCTACAGCTCGCCGCAAAAGCTCTGTAACAGGAATCCCTAAATAACTAGCTGTATCCGCAATCTCATCAATAGTCATTGCACGTTGGCCTTTGACGCTTCGCCTAGCAGTAGTCACGGGGATTCCGATTGCTTCAGAAAGATCAGGAATAGTTTTCTCTTGTTTCGCTAATTCAGCACGGATTTCCGCTGCAATCAGCTCCGAACTTCGTTTTAGTTGTTCTGGCATATTTCTAACGTAGTTCGGTCAGAATAATTTTGTCAAATCCCATTGAACTTTTACAGTCTGTCTGGCATAATTTAGGCCGTGAAAGATGCAAAACGCACAGTGAAAGATTTTGGCAAAGCAACCGCCCGCCATCTCAGTGCCAGGCGCGCTCACCAGCGGATTACCCAGATGCAACTTGCAGAGTTAACTGGCATTTCTCAAAGCCAGCTATCCAAGCAACTTCGGGGATTACGGTCAATCGATATAGATGAATTTGAACGAATCTGTAACGCCCTCTCGGTACCAATGGAAGAAATACTAAAACTCGCAGCAAAAGAGATCCAAGAAGCAAACAACTCTAAAAAACGACAGGCAAAAAAACTACACGTCCTATCTCCTGATGATGGTTGGCAATACGAAGAGATGGAAGAGATGGCGGCGGCGGATGATTCGCCGGATGAGCCGATGCCGGGTGATGATGATTACCATGATGGCCCGTAATCTAATTTGATATTTTTGTTTCATTCTCCTTATGATTATCCTTAATTTTTTCATATCTCTAGGAGAATGAAATGTTAACGATCGACAATTTGGAAGACCTAGCAATATCCCTAGGGGTCACGCTATGTACGCATGTCGGTGGCAAGAAAGGACTATGGAACACGCCCCGGCGCGCAATCAGTATTCGGAGGGGGCTGCATCCGGTGGCGCATTTGTGCACGTTGGCGCATGAGGTGGGGCATGCGGCACTGGGGCATGATTCGGCTGCTGTGGGGTGGTGGCGGGCGAAGCAGGAGTTGGCGGCTAATCGGTGGGCAGCAAGACAGTTAATCACGATTGAGGAGTATGTAGCAGCTGAGTGCGTCCATCCGTCGTTAAGCGGGGTCGCCCATGAGCTGGGGGTGACGGTTTTTATGGTTGAGGCGTGGCAGGAAATGTACCGGTCAGGTACATATGCGAGATTCCTTATGGATGCCTGATAAACCCGAAAGAGGGTATTGCGAACGTCATTCCATCAAAACTATATACAAGCACCTAGATGAATCATAAGATAAATCTTAACTGCGGTTTACATAAGATGAAGAAAAGGGAATGGAGCCATGGTTGGTATCTATGATGCGAAGCCTTCAACTGCATGGTGCGATCAAGATGCGGTGGGTATGCGGTATCACCTATCTGAGATCAAGTCGGTTACCCGACAAGAGTATGCCGATGACAAGGGGATCTGGCATTTTGATGCTGTGCTGGTGCTGGAGCCGGATAATCCGTATTCGATTAGCGGCCATGCGGTATCTGTGAGATACGACGATCAAGTGATTGGGTACCTCCCGGAGATAGACGCTGTCCACTATTTTCCTGAAATGGCCAGACTGGCGGCAAGCGGATTCGATGCTGGGGTAAATGCTAAGCTGTGGGCAAACACGGAAAAAGATACACCTTACTTCAGCCTAAAAGTAGGAGTGTTACGACCCGGCACAATAGTCCCATCTAATGACCCCCCGGACACGGATTGGGCACTCATCCCACCAGGCAGAAGCATTAAAGTCACTAAAACACAAGACTATTACGAAGCAAACAAAAACACACTGCCAATATCCAACTGGGGTACGTGTTACCTTGTGACGCTTCATAAAATCACCAGGGGAACGAAGTCCCCCGTGGTTGAGGTTCGCATAGATGGGCAACATGTTGGCGAACTCACCGAGTTATCCAGCGCTAAACTCATGCCCTACATTGACCGGTTCACAGATAAAGGCCTCAGCACTGTTTGCCGTGCTCAAATGCAGGTTTTAGCTACCAACATCAAAATTACTCTGAATGCTTTGCCTGCCGAAGAAGCAAAACATCCGCAGTTAAATAACCCTGTGGTTAACCCGTTGCCCGTACTGGTGAAGAAAGAACAGAACCCACAGCTATACCAGCCCCCCGGACGCTTCAAGGGGACGGGGAGCACTTCTGACGCGGCTTACCCGCAGGGGGCTCTATCAGACAAAGACGCCGGTTGCGCAATCATTGTTTTCGGGACGATTATCATTCTCACTCTATGGTGGCTTGCATCATGCATGAATGATGCTTTTTCTGGAACCTCATCGTATACCCCTAGTTCTTCAACCAGCGTCAGTTCGTTATACGGAGAATTGGAAAATGCTTACCGACACGCGACGTAAATCTATTAATGAGCGATCAATCCGTAAGCTTTGGTGGTTCTGGCTTGCTATAGGCGTCATCATTAGCGTTTGTGCTGGGCTGCTCGGCGCTTTTTTAGCAGACGTGCAGGATACAGCGACGGCTGCTGGACCGACGGAGACTGTGGCACCAAGCACGTCTCTCACCCCGGAAGATTTTAAGGTTCTTCTCCGCGCCCCTGTTGATATTGCCAATAACGACAATATGACTAGTGCCTGCTTAATGAAGATTGATGAAGAACTACCGAACGCGGGAAAGATTGAATTTATAGCCCCACCAATATTTCAGCCTCTAGGCGGGAGTGACACCGCCTTATTCCAGACAAACGGAAGCTTCCGCTACCAGGCTGATGGGGTTTGGAACCACAAGTCATGCATTTGCTATATCACCACCAAAAAAGGAGTCATTATTGACTCTTCGGTTATCACATTCCAAGGAGGAAACACGCAATGACGCATCAGGCACCGGTGCCGCAAGCACCGCAGGAGCCGCAGCAACCGCAGCAGGGGGAACAGCTGCCGGAACAACCCCCTTCCCTTCCGCAGCAGCAGGCGTTTCCGCAGTATCAGCCGCAGCCTCAGGGATATGTGCAACGGCCAATGCCGGCTACAACAGGGTCGTTTGAGGGATACAAGGTTACTGCTACTGTCATCGCTACCTTTAGTCTCGCAGTTTTCGCTCTTGGAGTTTTCGTGTTGTTCGACGGTAACGGGGGAGAAGATCTGATCGGCGGCATGGTGATGACAGGCGGGTCGCTTGTGATTATGCTGCTGGCCGGCATTTGGCACGCGGTGGCGGCTATTGGCCATGATCTTGCTGCCAGCCGGCAACGACGGCAATAAAGCATTCGGATGAAATATTTTTGACCCCCGCTCATGTCTGCCAAGAACCGGAGCGGGGGTTTGAGGAAACAAAAACAGATACCCATGTAGATGGGTTCTTTAAGGAGTATATCATGGCTCATGTCAAGGATTTATGGACCAAGCCGAACCCTCAGGGGGGTCGGCGAATCCGTACTAGCCGTTGGGGGGCGGGGAAGCGGTGGCAAGCACGGTGGACGGAGAATGGTAAAAGGGTGACCAAGTCGTTTGCTAGTCGTGATGCAGCGGAGCTTTATATCGCGCGGGTGGAGACTGGCCAGTCGGAGGGTAACTGGATTACTAAAGATAAAGCGTCTATTACGCTGCGGGATTTGTGGGAGCCTTGGATCGCTAGCAAGGCAACGGTTAGTGAGAAAACCCGGCGCGATTATGTTAGTACGTGGCGGGCGCGGGTGGGGCCGCAGTGGGGGAGGCGGTTGGTTCGGCAGATTACACGGGCAGAGGTTGTGTCGTGGTTGCCGACGATGACGACGATGAAGGGGGTGCCTGATGGTGGGGTGCCGCGGCCGGTGAGTGCTTCTGCACAGCGGAAGGCTGGTTTGTTGATTCATTCGATGTTGGATTTGGCTGTGGAGTTGAAGGTTGTGCACGCGAATCCCATGCGGGCGGGTGATTTACCGCCGCAGGGGAAGAGTGAGCGCCGATATCTGAGAGTTGATGAGGTAGATGCGTTGCTGGGGGCTGCGCCGACAGTGGAGTCACGGTTGTTGTTGCGGGTGTTATTGATGACGGGGCTGCGACCGGGGGAGGCGAAGGCGTTGAAGGTGCGGGATTTGGATTCGGCGCGGGGTCGGCTTATGGTTCGACGGGCGGTGGATGATCTCGGCAGGGTGGGGCCCACGAAAACGGGTCGGCATCGGGAGGTGCCTATTGGCGGGGAGTTGTTGGCAGATTTGGCGGCTGCTGCGGAGGGTCGGCCGGATGATGCTTGGTTAGTGCCGGATGAGCGGGGGATGGTGTGGACTACTGCCAGGTGGCGGGTGGTTTGGGGGAATTTGCAAATTTGGACGGGTATTGATGGTATCGACACGTATGAGTTGCGGCATACTGCGGCGTCGTTGGCGATTGCTGCGGGGGCGGATGTTAAGACGGTGCAGCGGATGCTAGGTCATGCGTCGGCGGCGATGACGCTTGATATTTATGGGCACCTGTGGGAAGAGGGTTTGGACGCTATCCCTGGCGCTATGGAAGCTCACTTAGTAAGGGAGCGGCAGCGCCTCGCCGCGGGGAACAAGGAGAAGGCACAGCAAGATGCTAAGCAGCGGCGGGCACGGTTCCGGGTGTTGTGAGGGAGGTAGTTTGTTACCTCTTTGGTGCTTCGTTGTTACCTCCATGTTGCCTACGAGGTTCAATGACCTGCAACGATCTGCAACGGTAGAGGATGCGATATAAGGTTATGGAAACACGGTAAAACCCCAGTCGACACGCGCTGCTTACTGGGGTTTTCCTTTGTGCGCCCGGAGGGATTCGAACCCCCAACCTTCTGATCCGTAGTCAGATGCTAAAAGCCGTTCAACAGCAACTATCCATGGCAGGTGTCCCCTCTGTTACCCGCCAGTATCGCCCGTGAACGCCCCACCCTCACCTGCCCCCATCTTGATTATACACGGCTAGCCGTGTATAATGGTTCTTGTGAGCGGGAAACGCTCACGGTTGAAAACTCAATAGTGGAAGGGAGGTGAGGCCCATGGAATGGTCCACTATTCTCGGTCTGGCGCTTGGGATTCTCGGAGCCTACGGCACACTAGAGCGAATCGCTCTGTGGCTCGTCAGGAAATCCAAGCCCTGGCGCTACCGAGGTCGCCACCGCAAGTGACCCTCTCGGTTCAGGAAGCTCGAACCATCCTGAACCGGGGGTCACCCCCACCACCCTACCGCACGGATCAGAAGAAAGGAGGCCATCATGTCGAAGCGTCATGTAGTGTTTTGCTACATCGTGCTGCCTACCGCGGCAGTGCTGCTCCCCCTCGTAGGGGGTCGGCTCTGGGTGAGCGCCATGTTGCTTGCAGTGGTAGTACTCAATGTTATTGTCGACACGCTGTTAAAGGAGGAATGATGCGGCTAAAACTCGTTGACGAGGACGGCGCCGAATATTGGACGGCTGGGGAGTGCGCCACCTATCTAGGTATCGCGCCTGACACCTGGACGGCATACGTTAGTCGGGGCCAAGCGCCGGCGGCGGCCACCCGGTGGCATAATCTCCGGGTGTGGAGCGCCCGTGAAGTACGGCAGTGGCATGAGCAGCGCCCACGCCAAGCGCCGCACTCAACCTCCCGGTAACGCGAAAAATTCCCCCTACCTGACGTTAGGTATCAGGTAGGGGGAGTTTTATGTTTATTCGGGTGATGGGGCTGGTGCCGCCTGGGCGCACTGCGGTGGCCACCCGATGACGGAGGCGACCGTGGCGGGTATCGGCGGCGCACCCGGAGGATCTGGGTAGTCGGCCAGGACATCGAAAAAGGTCGAGGCAACGCGCATGTGGAGTTCACGTTCTCGTTGCATCTCTTCGACTTTGGCTTCGAGGATAGCCACGCGAGTAGTCAGCCACTCCCGGAGATCCTGCGCAGCTTTGTCCACCGCCGCCGCTTTGCGCTCCAGAATTGCAGCCTTGTCAGCTTCCCGTTCGGCGCGCCGATCCGCCCGAATCTTATAAGCGCCGCCGATGGCTGTCACGAGCGCCAGCATGATGGCCTCTGAGGCGCTGATGCGCTCCCAGATGTTACCCCATGCGGCGCTGTGGGCGGGTGGGGTATCCAGCACCAGCATCACCGCCGGCGCTATGCCAATCATTCGGCGTGCTCACCACCCGGCGCGGCGTCGCGGGCGTCTAGCTCGGCGCGGACGGCGTCGCGCACTGCGACGGTGACGTCCACGGGGGTG